ATATTATTATCAATACATATTTTTACCGATGTTTCTACAAATGTTTCTTTTATTTTATTTTTTTCAGCTACTTCATCTATTAATTCTACTTCATCTACTTCATCTACTTCATCTACTTTATCTACTTCATCTACTTTATCTACTTTAGTTACTTCATCTATTAGTTCTATTTTATCTACTTTATCTACTTTAGTTACTTCATCTACTTTATCTACTTTATCTACTTTATCTACTTTATCTACTTTAGTTACTTCATCTACTTCATCTACTTTATCTACTTTAGTTACTTCATCTATTAGTTCTATTTTATCCACTTTATCTACTTTATCTATTAGTTCATCTTCATCTTCATCTTCATCTTCTTCATCTTCATCTTCATCTTCATCTTCTTCATCTTCTTCATCTTCATCTTCTTCATCTTCATCTTCTTCATCTTCATCTTCATCTTCATCTTCATCTTCTTCATCTTCATCTTCATCTTCTTCATCTTCATCTTCATCTTCATCTTTGTATATTTTTTTCACTTCAAGATTTTTATTTTTAATATCTTTATTTTTAATATCTTTATTATCTTCCAATAATTTATCGTCAATCGATTTTGTTTGTTTTACATTTTCTGTTAAACAATTTTTTATTTGTTTAAATATATCATCGTATGGAATAAAATCTCTAAATGTTTTTTTAATTATAATTTTAAAATTTTCTTCAATAACATTTAAATTATTTTGATGTTCAGAATCCTTAATATTTTTATTATTAAATAGATATGCATTTTTCCAAGAAAAAATAGACACATTTGTATAACATTTATGCAAAAAATCTTCAGGAGCTGGTATTTTTATTTTAATATTATCAAAATAATCTTTGTATTCGTAAATTTTTATTTTGATAGTTGTAATAATTATAATTTTAATTAGCTCAGCTATATATTTGCATTTAGTAAGTTTAACTATTCTTTTGTATTCCTCATTTATTAAATTATTATTCCATTTTTTTATTGCAACTAATTCTTTTTGAAATTCCTTAATACTTCCTTTGCGTTTAGAACAATCACACCATATTTCATATATTTTTTTAGATATAGGTATTGTAATTACATCTTGTATATGTTCTATATATTCATTTCTCGTATCTATTAAACCATCCATGTATAATAAATATTATTTAATATTCTTTATATAACGAAAAAATAATTAAATTATTACTATATTATACTACTTTATACTACTTTATACTACTTTATACTACTTTATACTACTTTATACTACTTTATACTACTTTATACTACTTTATAAAAGTAGCGTATGATTGTCGAACATATACATCTTCTGTAGCTCTATTTAGACTTTTGAAGATGTAAAAAACAATAAAATACTTCTAAAAATATAATTAGAATAAACAGAAAATCTAATTATTATTATATCTAATTATTATTATGCCCGTTCCACCATTTCCCGCATTTGCAAATCTTGCTCCGTCTCCACCATTACCTAAATTTGCTGTTGCGTTTGTGGCATCTCCACCGCCATACCACGGACCTCCATTTCCTCCTTTTGCGTATGTTGTTGATGTCCCTGTAATATTAATACTTCTACCATTTCCGCCTAAACCATATATATATCCAGAAGATGGAGATGATTCGCCAACAGATGCTGAACCACCGCCTCCTCCTCCACCGCCACCTCCGTAACCTGAGTTAGGATCTGAATTTCCTCCATTAAATCCTTGATTTGCTGTACCTGTTCCGGCACCTCCTCCTCCCCCGTAGTCCCCTCCTCCTCCGCCAGAACCACCATTTGAACCAGCAGTATTAACATTTGCTCCTCCGCCTCCTCCTCCGCCTGTCGCTACAATAGTACCAAAACTACTATTACCACCATTATTACCTCTTGATGAACCTCTTGTTCCTCCGTTACCAACTATTATAGTATAAGTACCTGCCGCTAAAATATAATTTTGCATATATATTAATCCTCCAGCACCTCCTCCTCCACCTCCTCTATTATCAGCTCTATCATTACGACCTCCGCTACCACCTCCTGCTACAACTAATAATTGTGCTCTTATAGTTCTTAAACATTGAATACTATATTGGGAACCATTATGAGGAAAAGATAGAAATAAATCATTTGTATTAGTAATACTTTGAGGTAATATTGTACCACCGCTTTGAACTATTATAGCTGCCTTATTTTTTTCACGAAAAATATTTAATGATATATCAGAATTGATATTTGGAATTCCTGTTATACCTGAAGTATATCCTTGAGAAGCATCTTGATAATATTCGTTTAAAGAAATAGGATTTGTACCACCAATTATAGTTTGTATATCTAAAAAAGATATAGGACCTGTAGAAGGTAATGATCTTTCAATAGGCAGTAAAGTAGATGTATTAGTAATTGTATCTGTATCATTATTCGTTGTTCTTCCTAATTGTCCATATCGATTATTACCAAAATTATAAATACTCTGTATATTGTTGTTAGTTGTTATAACATAATTAAAATTACAATATAATCCATATCCGAATACATCAGATACAAATAATGAACTTAAAGCACCTGCGATTTGCGTAGGAGAACCTATAGGGTTAGTTGTATTACCAAGACCTATTCTTCCGTCCACATTATAACCTACGCCATATAATTTACCATCACTCGCAAGAAATCTTCCTCCATATGATCCACATACAACCTTTATTATATTTAAAGTTCCAAAATTGTTTGCTGTTATTTGTCCTGGATTAGCATTTATAAGTGCTCCAGCACCTCCCCGTCCTAATTGAGCAAGATTATTTGCACCACAAGAATATACTTTTCCGGTGTTAGTCAGAAAATATGATGAGTTATTTGGGGCTCCATCTACAACATAAAAACTACTCATTACTCTACGGGGAATATTAGGAGGGTAATCGTGATTACCATTTGAACCTGTATGCCCTAATTGACCATGAAAATTATAACCACAAGCGTATACTTGTCCATTATTTGTAATAAAAAATGTTTCTTGTGAAGATGCTCGTATCTTCGATATAAATAATGTACTAAATGATACATTGTTAATATCAATTACAAGTTTAGGAGTTATAAGTGGATCGTGTATCCAAATATTATCAATAAGACCTAAATTTCCATAGCGATTATAACCGCACGAATATACTCTTCCTCCGTCAGTAAGAAACAACGAAGCTCCGCCTCCACAAGCAACTTGTACTATATTTAAAGAACCAATTGTTGCAGTTATTTGTGTAGGTACAGGATTAATATTACTTACTGCTTTTCCTAATTGACCACTTCCATTATAACCACATCCATAAACTTTTCCATCGTGTGTAAGAAATAATGAATGATCGCTTCCGTATATTCCTCCTGTAGAAATCCCAGCAATATTTAAAGAACCAATTGTCTCGGTTATTTGTGTAGGTACAGGATTTGCTATATCTGTATCGTTGTTTATAGTACTTCCTAATTGACCATATCGATTATTTCCACATCCATAAACTCTTCCATATTCACTTAAAAATAAGGTATTTTGTTCTCCTGTATCTATAGTTTTAATTTTTTCCAGGGTTAAATTGGTAGTTCCGCTAATAATAATATTACTTGTTCTTAAAATAATTGACATATTATATATATTATAAGTGATTTTATTTATAATTTTGAAAATAATTATACTAAGGTAGCGTATGATTGTTGAACATATACTCCTTCTGTAGTAGCTCTGTTTACATGAATATAAACATATCTATTATTTGGATTAAATGGCGTCATGCTTCCATATCTTTGGTATGTTTTAGTAACAGAATTTTTATATGCCTTCGATATATAACTTATTTGCCAAGTATTCGCTGATATTTCAGGACCATCATAGACAAAAACACCTATATAATCGGGATTAGATAATACATTACTTAAGATACCTTGTATAGTAATAGTACTTTTTGAAACTTCTATGCGTAAAGCATACTCGTTATCGCTGATATAACTATTGTTGAAATATTGCCATATAGTTTGTACAATTATTTTACTTTTTCCTCGAAACATATTTAATGATATAACAGAATTGATATTTGGAATTCCTGTTATACCTGAAGTATATCCTTGAGAAGCATTTTGATAATATTCGCTTAAAGAAATAGGATTTGTACCACCCATTATAGTTTGTATATTTGATAATGATATTTGTCCTGTAGAAGGTAAAGACATCTCTATATATTCTATATATATATATATATACCAGAACAGGTTATATTAATATACCAATAATTATTGGAGTAAATATCTAAAAAAAATAATTATACATTTACAAAATTATTATTATATCCAAACCAATTAATTCCATTCAAATAACATTGTATAATAATAAAGTTGTGCAATATCACTTATTTAATATAGTAAATAGCTAAAAATAAATTTATTTTTTAAATTTTAAGGAATAGTATATCTAATATTACCTTGAAAATTTCTTGGTTGAAATGAACTACCTATAGGAAAACTACTTAAACCATACCCACTATTAACGTTCATATCACTATTTGATGCAAATGTTTGTCCTATTGCAACTCCATTACTATAACTTAGTCTTGGAGGAAAGATAATTAAAAAAGTTATATTAGTATTTGCCGAAACATTTATTGATGTAGTTATTGGTATTTGTTGTAAATTTCCTATTGGAGATATATTTGTTGTTCTATTACTGACTCTACTACTACAACAGGTTCCTGTATTTTCTTCTTACTAACCCTTTTCGGTTTGGGTTCAGGTGTTTCAACACTCCCTTCGGTTTGCTTAACAATACTCTTATAACCAACAATATTCGTATCATTAATTAATTTGATGTCTTCTTCTGATAATTTGAAATGTTGATAGACTTCATCGTCTGTCCATTCTTTATTTAAGGGTGGTAATGGTATCCATTTACATGTTGATTCACTAATATCTTGTGAATTTTTTCTTAAAGCTAACATAAAATTTGGCAATTTACATCTCATATAACTTAATAATGATTTTGCTTCTTCTTCACTATTAACATTGAAAGATATATAACTTTTTGTATGAACTTCATTTGGATTTCCAATAAAGGTATTTCCAAAACCACTTTTATGTTCGTGAGCTGCTCTTGCTGTAATAACTTTCCATTTTGTTGTATCTTTTTTAATTTCTATTTTTTCTATATATTTTTCAAATCCTTTTTGTTGAGATACATAACATACAATAGTATCTTTGGTTGGTTCAAACTTTAATCGCATATCATTTGTCTGTATCTTGTAATAATCTTGACTAATATAATATTTAGTAATTGATTCAAACATTACTAATTTATCAATAATCGCATGAAATTTACCATCGACAAATACATCATATTTGTTTAATTTTGTGATTGAACCATTCAATTTACAATCACCTTTATATTTAATATCTTTTAGAAAGTAATTTACACCACCCTTAATATCAATTGTATTTCCAAATATTTTACAAGCATCATCAAAGTGATTAATATAAACAATATCTGTTCGCTTTAACATATTCTTACGAAAACTATCTAATCCTTTGCCACCTGAAAACCATCTTGAAGGGATTACATAACATAATATATCGCATTTATCAATATAATACTCTACAAACTTGTTATATAATGCTTTTGCACCTGTTGATTTTAATTCTTCGTTATATGGTGGGTTTCCAATTACAATATCAAACTTAGTAATACCAAACACTTTTCTAATATCTAATTGTAAAGAATCGCCTTCATACAAATTGAGTTTGAACTCATTATTGATATTAAAGATTTGTTTGACGACAAAACAATTCTTCTTATTGAACTCCGCCATAAACAACATCTTTTCTAAAATGTGCTTCTTGCGGTCTTTATCATCTGGTATTTTATTCTTCAATCCATCCATTAACTTATAATAAATAGCAATCGCAAAGTTTCCCATTCCTGTGGTAGTATCACCCCATTTTAAAGTTTCATCTTCGAATATGTTTTTATTATAAGTTTCTTTATAGTATGCTTCTAAATCACCTAACATATCTTCGTTAATAAATCTCATCGGCGTGAAAACTTCACCAAACTTCTTTTTTTCTATCACTTTAGGTTTCAAACATTCATTAATTAATTCTAACAATTCCTTAGGATTATCTATTAAACTTTGCAACGACATCTTAAAGTTAATTGAGATATTATATGTATTAGAATTCTTATCAAAATATTTTGAAACTATATTTTTTATAATATTTATTAAATCCTTCTTGTTCCACCAAATCAAACACATATCATCAAACATATCCAATAGTTCAGGATTTTCATGTATGTCGTTTAACATCTTAACGAAATCCTTATTCGCATTCTTCATCGTCAAGATACAAGTTAATGGTATTACATACGGCAGTACATCTTTGGTAAATGAGATTTTAATCTCCTCTTTCTCAGGTTTTTCTTCTTCATCACCACTCTCCGATTTGTCGGATTTATCACTATCATCCCTAACTTTTTCTTTGCCTGATGGTAGTTGTTGTAGTTCATCATCTTCATCTTTGATTTCAATCGTAGTATTCACCTTATCGTCTTTTAATGAACAGGTAAAGGATTTGTTAATCATCTTTTGTGTGGATGTATCAAACTCTACATAGTCATTATCCAAGTTTCGCAATAGAGACTTGAAACTATTAATTGGATCGGATTTCCAAATTTCCATTAATTTAGATACAATCGCATCACTATTTAACTTCTTTTGTTCCATCATATCCACATCAATATTAATTAAGTGGTTTTCAATTAGATACTTGATTTTATCTTCGGTGCTTTTATCATTCTTATATATTGTGTAATTCACGCAAGTATTAAGAACCCGACTTATATTTACATCTACCACAAACCCGAATTTCTTCTGAGAACCTTCGGTCATACATCTATACATTTGTTGTAAAACTTTATCAGATGAAAGGGTATTATTCATTAAAGCGACTACATCACACATATTTAATGTAATGCCTAAGGTCAGCATATTACCCGCCAATAAAATCAAACCTTCTTTGCCTTCCGCTTTTGCGATTTTTTCTTGTTTTGTAATATCTTCCTTAATATCTTTTGCTAAATCTTTATTCTTACGATTAATACATAACACATTATACTTTTTGAGGACATTATCTTCCTTCATTAGTTGTTCTAAACATTTTGAAATCTCATTAATATTATCACTTGGTAGAAACCAAATTTGTGTAAAAGGTGTGCGGGTTTCTTTATCAGAACATATTTTCAAAATCCGTGAAAACATAGATTTATCACCATTTTTGAAATCTACTTCTTTGTTTGAACCCGATATAAAGCGTAAGATGGTTTTAACTTCATTTTCAAATTGAAACTTAGTCTTTTGTTTATTTAGTGCAAACAATACATCAAAACAAAACCCGTACTTACTACCCATAATTTTATCTTTAATTATATCGTATCTTTGACTATCAAACATCGTTGTAATCAAATACAAATCGGGCATATTTTCATAGGGTTTAAACATATCAGTAAGAGATAAACCTTTATTAGTAAAATACTTAATAGTTGCGGTAATACTTGTATCACCATGTTTCTCTTTTAATTTATCAACATTTGACTCATCTACCAAAATGCTTTTACAGATTTGTTCGTCTTCAATATCCCAAAACATTTGACATTCTTCGGGCATATTCCATTCACGCAAAGGTTTATTATAAGTTGCGGTTAGATATACTTTAATCGTGTTCTTGGATGAGTAAGAATCTAAAATAGATTTGGATAAATCAGTAGTTCCGCTAAAATGGTTTTCATCAAAACCAATAATATCCAATTTCAGATTCTTAATTTTCATAATAGTTTTATCATCAATATATTTTTGTAATAGTTGTTTAGACATAACGAATATATTACTCTCGCTCAATACTAAACCCTCAATATTTTTAGATCCATCAATATGATGTATCTTGAATTTTTCAAACTCTTTAAATTTGTTAAATAAGTCATTCGTAAATTGTGGTGATGTTTCTGTTGGCGCGGGTGTAATAATCAAAACATTTAATTTTTGTTTAATTTCAAACTGCTTGATAATTAAACCACCAAACATATAAGTTTTACCACTTCTACATTTACAACCCCATAGAAAGCATTTATATCCTTCTTCAATAAGATTAGATGTTTTTTGTGTAATAAGTTCTTGATGAAATCTCAAACATAAATTACATTTAGACGATAAATAGATTTCATCATAATTAATTTTACCAATTTTACTTGCCTTCATATGTTTAAGCATATCCGCTTTACACCCTTGAAGATTTAAAATGAGACAAAACTTTATAAAAAATATAAAATTTAATTTCATATACTTCAATGTTTGCTTATTTCAAAGCGTGTAAATTTTGGTTATGGTACATCGTGTAATGTACCTGATTTTTTGCTTCTACTTAAATACATAGGTCTTTCTATATTATTTATATGATTGCGTGATATCTTATAAATATTTTTAGCACCATTTGTATCTCTATTCCATAATCCACAACCGCTTTTACAGCGTAATAGACCATGTACTAAAGCATAGTTATTTTTCCAAGGTTTAGGATTTTCTCTTATCATAAACTTTTCACAATCTCCTTCTTCACAATTACAACATTTACAACTTGTTCTAAATTCATCTACTAAATAGGTTTCATATCCTGATTTTCTAAATAATGTTCGCATTCCTTTACCTTTTATAGGTTCTTTATATTTCATATGTTTTCGTTGTTCAA